CCGCCCATCAGTTCCTCCAGGGCAGCGATCAGGAAGCGCCCTGATTCCATCTGTGCCTCAGTAGCCCCGTCCTCGAAGCAGACTCCAATGCCGGTATAGTTCGCTGCGTAGGCGTGATGTGTCAAATATTTCAGCGCAACCATGAACAGGATGCGCCCCGACTTTTCGATCAAGAAGTGGTAGGGGTTGGTCTTGTGATTAACGTCCTCGCAGTCATTTACCGCCCACTCTACCAGCTCCAGCGCCCCAAGGTACTCGCGCCCCAGATGGTGCAGAACGATAGCCTCCATCTTGTTGAACAAAGGCGCACCGGATTTGCTGAGTCTCCCGGCCATGTACGATTCTACCTTTACGGCTTCCATGTCCACGCCCGTTACGGCTCTGACCTGTTCGCGCATATCCTTGAATCCGTAAGGGGCATCTCTCTCAAGCCGTTTCTTGAACAAGTAGGGGTCATCATCCGGTAGCGGTTCCGGCTCCGGCTCCCCCGGCTCGACCAGTTGGAAGTAGACCAGGGTTGGGTGATGGGCGGTGTGGGTGATCTCAAGGTCCGGCGGGTCCCCGTACAGGCCGAAGCCTACTAGCGCCTCACTGTTGCCGTATATCTCCACTCCATACGGACCCCAGCAAGCGAACAGGGGCATCGAAGCGACATTGACTCTGCCCTCCGGTATCGTGCCCTCATCATCCTCAGAGTCTACAAGGTGCTCCCCGTCAGGCCAGAAGAAGTTGGCCGTGTATCGCTTCTGCATGTCTGCTATGGCAAAGGCGCTCTGGTTGTTTGTCTCTGGCTGTATCTCTACCCTTACAACCTTCCAATACGGGGCAGAGGGGTCGTCTGGGCCCGTCACAGCCAGCATCCCGATCATGTCCTCGGTCAGGCCCACGAACTCGATCTCTGCGGGCGGTTGGGGTTGCGGGTCTGGCCCAGGCGCCGGTGCCGGTGGCGGTTCTGGTGCCCCCTCGTCCCAGGTGATGAGTCCCGGCAGCGCATCCCACAAAGGCGTCGTATCACTGCCCCCCATCTCTCTGAGGTATGTGCGGTTGTTCAGCATCCCGCAGTCGTCCCAGGTGCCTCCGTCGTGAATCACCCAGAAGCAGTTTGCGAATACGTTGTCCGGGTAGGTGTAGCCAGGGCTGCCCGAGTAGCACCACTTGATCTGCTCGATGTTGCGGTTGAACCACCACTCCCACTTCTGGCGGTTGTCAAACTCTGGATGTAGCCTCCTGCACCATCCCGGTTCATCGCCCCACTCGCCGTTGCACATGGGCAGCTCTTCCCCGACGAACCGGACCACCGTGTCGTTGAACCGCTCCCATTCTCTCGCGGAGCAATCGTAGTCCTCGGGTCCATCCTCCAGCGGGTTGCCCGCAGACCGACAGTGGATCCCTATACCGCCGGGGTAGAGCAGGTTCTTCATGGTCCTGCCCTGCTCTGCGGCTATGTTCTGGAGCGCGTACATGAACCGCTCAAACCACTCCCGGTGCAGCCAGTGCCCGCCCAGTGACGGCGGAGGTGTGAGCGGCCATCCGCCCCTGGCCCTGACCTCATCTGCTATGCGCACATACCAGTCAGCGACGTGGCGGATGGGCTTGTCTATGCCCTTCCAGTGGTCATCAGGGGTCCACTCTTCGTGTAGGTTGTACTCGTTGCCCAACATGAACCATTTGACGCCAGCGGCTATGTATGCCTCCACCGTAGACATCTGGATACCTGGCCGGGGCATCTTGGCAGGGCCTAGCCTGACGATGGGCATGATGCCGTTGTCAATGAGGGCCTTGGCATAGTCTGCCTTGTTCTCATCGTAGCACCACATCAGATACCAAGTGGCACCGTGCTCCCTCAGCATCCGAGCATAGGAATAATGCTGTCCGTGCGGCTCCCAATAGCACGAGGCGCTATCGTGGAAGCCGAAGCCAGTGTCAACAGGCGGTCTCGGAAAGTCCATCTCCCCTCCTACCCAATCAGTATGTTGGCGACTATCCCCAGCGCGATCACAACCAGGATGCTCCACAGTAGCTTGCGCTGATGCTCGATGCGCTCTGACAGAAGCGTGCTCATGTGGTTGGCGATGTAGGAGTATATGAACGCCCACAGCGCCAGCTCATCCGTGCCCTTGCCCTTCGCCAGTTCTTCCGCTTGTTCCTTTAGTTCGTCATAGTCCATTGTCACATCCCCAACACTCGTGCCCGTTTCGCCAGCTTCCTTTCGCTCTCCCCCTGCCAGAACCGCCGGGCGAAGTCGATGATTCGTTGAATGTCCATCGCCGCGCCGCCCGGTATCAATCTGGTGGTCTGCTTGTCGTCGTTGTAACTCAGCCCCGCCAGCATGAACGTCGTCTCCCATTCCCGCAGATCGACCCCCACAGCCCCCTCAGCTTCCACCGCTCGGAAGTGGGGCACTTGCACGAGCCAACCGCATTCCATCTCGTAGGGCTCGATCTGCGCCCCGCCGCGCATCAAGTCCTGCACCGGCCCCGCCACTTCCCACCGTGAGGCGACCTGCGGGTGGGCGTGCTCGGTCAAGTACCTCTGAATGAACGCCGTCGCCAGGGCCGCCCCAACCCTGCCGAAGTTGACCACGCGGTCCCGTTGTATTCCGTAGACGACAGAGGCTAGGTCATCGCCTGTGGCAGTGACGTTGGCGACGACGCCCGTGTTCGTGATGTGGGCATAATACTTATCGGTATACCGGTTCACACCCTCCTCGTCGGTATACATGCCCCAGCCTTCGGTCACGAAGTCCTCACCGGTTTGACCCCTGGCCGACAGGTTGACGGCGCACTCAGCGGGCACGACGTAGCGCACGGTATTCCAGTCAGGAGCACGGACGAAGATTCTGTTGCTACCAGACTCCACGCCCCAGGCAAGGCGCCTGTAGGCAGCGTCTCCAAACGATGCGGCATCAGCTAGGGCATCGAAGCAAGACTCGCCAGCCTCGTAGAATAGAGGCTCCAGCGTCAGGGCCACTACTTCTATCAGGGATGTGTCCGCAGAGATCAGGCCCCCGGCGGTCAGTTGGGCCGCTATGTCGGTGGCAAGGTCTGTCACCGTGGGCGTGGTATCAGTCGTGCCGTAGACCTTTACATTTGTCAGCTTAACGTAAGTATCGCCGGTCTCTCCGGCGTACCGATCAGCAGCATCCTTAATGATTCCTAGCACTAGAACGGGGCTGTCAGCTACTAATGTTCTGTTGAATGCGCCTACCCCGTCTACAGAGTGCTGCCAGACATTCTCCACGACTCCGAATGCGGCATCACATGCTTGCAGAATTGCCTCCCACGCGCCGAATCCCGCAACGGCGGCGGTGAAGGTCACGCGCTTGATATTGTCATACGAAGAGAGATAATATAGCGCATACGCACGGACGGCTCCCCCCGGAAACGTCTCGTCTCGTTTGGGTGCAATATAGAGCCTGCTTTGCAGATTCGTCTCAATGCGGTCATTCAGGGCAAATGCCAGGATGTCATCGGTGATAGGCTTCCACTTCCCATACCTGGTATCGCACCACAGCCTGCCTATCGTCCCCGGCGTGGCCCCGCCGCCGATGTAGGTCAGGTCGTCCAAGTGCGTCCAGTTCCCCAAGGCCGTGATAGTGATGGTCTCGCGGTCCTGCTCTATGTGTCGCATGTGGCCGTCCCAGAGGGGCGTCAGGCCCTTTCTCAGGGTCACTTCATACCCGTACCCCACATCAGGCCAATCACAGGCGCTAGAGCGGTCCAGGATGAATCCAAGCGACATGTCCTCGCCGCCCTCGGCCAGCTTGTTGAAGCGGAGGCCGCGGTAGGCGGGCAGATATTGCATTCCGTTTGTATCGTAGACTTCTAGTTGCATCATTCTAGCGGTGAGGTGTACTGTGGCAGGTAGGCAATAAAGACTTTCATCTGTAAATCGGTCACTGACGGGTCGCCGTGGCATTCATAGATGTCGTCTGGATCATCCCTTGTCTCACAAACAAAATAGAGTCTGTTTTCTTTTCGTGGCGTGAGGGTCATAATATCCCCCCGGCACCACAGGGGTTCCATATACAAATTGGCCGCCGTAGCCTCACGAGCTATGTAATCGAAGTCATCAATGTTGCCGACCACCCATTCATCGTCAAGGGCTATGAATCCTGAATTAGCGACTAGGTCATAAGGATCCCTCGATTGAAGATTGAGTTCCGGTTCATCTCTAGGAACTAGCCATATAGCATCTAGTCGGGCAATGTCACCGGCCGGGTCTTTCTGGTACTCGACTTGCATCCACAAAAACCCTAACTGTGGCCCGAATCTTAGAAACGGGTCGAAATCCATGCTGCCCAAGCGAACCAGTTGCCACTTGCTATTAGCGCCCTGTCTGACCCAAGGATTCATGACCCAATTGGCCGGATTCAAATATCCGGCACCAAAACGATACAGAGTATTGGCGCAATCATCCGTATAAACAATCCCAAAAACATCAAAATGACCCTGCATGTCGTCAGGCAAGCCCGCCCCTGGTCCGAATCGCCATCTCACGTATCCTGAAGCCGCTGCGTTATCGCTGACACAATTGTTACTAGAGCATCGAGGTATGGCTGGTCCCGCATCTGCCCAATTGGATCGTGCGAAGGCAGCTTCTGCCTCTACCCACCATTGGAAGCGGGCGACCTTTGGACGTGTTCGCCGACCTATCATAAGATGCCGGGCATAATCTTCATCGGCCTTTTGATGAAACTCGACGCGTGTTAATAGCCGTGCATCGACATCACCTTTCAGATCATCGAAACTGACATAGTTGATATGCCCCGTGTCGCCTGCGCCAAAAGCTGGGTCGAAGTGGTTATAAATCAAATAGTGGCTACACCATTCCGTTGGCGCAACAACTGTATCCCACTTCCAAAAGCACTTGTCCACATAGAACACGGTGGCGGCGGCGCCCGTGGCTTCGATCCATAGTTCATAGGTATTCCCTGGCGTTATACCTGCGGCTGAAAATACCTGAAGTCGGAAGAAATCATTGACGCCATCCTTTGCCTTTTGAGTTGGCCAACCCCCTGTATCAAATAAGACCGAGTCTATGTCCGCGCCCGCGCCCGAAGTTTCGCGCATGATGACGCGAATATCTGACCCGGCAGCAGGACGGCAAATCCAGGCATAGGCAACCGCGTTAGTCACTCCGACGGGGGCAGTCATAACAGCCGACTCTATGCCCTCGTTGGCTGCGTCGGTTGTCACCTTCTGACTGCGCCGTCCATGCAAGACAATCGTTTCTTCAATCGCCAACACGGGAGCACTTCGTATACTCACATCATCGAAATAGGCAATCCCACCATTAGCCACAGGGCAATGTAGGTAGATTGTTACAGACATACAGCCAGCAGGGGCAACGAAATAGGCGGTCACTTCTGTATAAACGGCGCCCGTTACCCCCGTGCTTACTAAGGCGATAATGTCTGCAAAGCCGTCATCATCGTATAGCCTATAGCGGCCAGCATTTACCCCATCGCCCTTTGTCCAGAAGGATAGTTTATAGCGCCTATTAGCCTGGACATTCACGCTCTGTTCGACAAGGGTATTAGCTGTGGCCCCCGCTGTTGCTTCGCAGGCGTCGGCTCCGGCATGAACATCGGCTGTATGGGCCAATGTGCCATCGCCAGCACTCTCATCCCAGTCGTCCCAAAAGTCAGGATCACCTATGCCCGGCGTCTCAAATCCTGGGTTAGCCACAAGTTCGACGCCAAGAGAATCATCCCAATTGTCCGCCGTGCCTGCTCGATTCTCCTCGAAGGACGGGCAGTAAATCTCATTCGGCCCCAGCGGCACGTTCGTTTCTGGTCTCCAGCGCTTTTCGCAGTACAGCACCATTTGCAGGTTCAGAAGGAAGTGCCCCTTGATTGCCGCGCCCAGGACGTGCCTGCCCGCCAGTTCCAGCGCCTCGCCATACACAATCGTCTTGTAGCTCTGATTGACCGCAGCGTCCGCTTTGTTTTGTAGTACCGCCTGCGTACCCCTGGCCCCCCTTGTCTCGATGTAGAGCCGCCCGGCTTCCAAGGTCTCTGTGAGGTCGTGCCGCGCGTCTTCCATGTCGGGGTCGCTCGACCCCTGTATGCTGAACGGGAAGGTGATCTTGGACAGGCCCCGTTTCAGTGCGTGCCCCCGAATCTTCTGCGGCAGCCTGGGGAGCACAGCGCGTACTTCGGCCTCTGTCATCGGTTCGTCCATGCCGCCGGGGGATTGCCCGAGAGCGTAGCGGTGGTCTGCGCCGACTATAGCCTGCGTGTCAAACGGTATGAGGTTCAAGCCTGTTATCCGGAAGTATTCGGTCATCCTCTACTGCCCTGCCTCCACCAGTAGTTGTTCATCCGCTCCTCGAAGTCGTCCACGCCCACATTGCCGTCGATGCTGATATTAAGGGTGTTTTGGTCTCGCCAGCGCTGGGCCTCAGCCCTAGTCAGCACCGCCTCGCCTTGATGCAGCACGGCGGGCATCGTTGCGGGCACATAGGCCAGGCCGCTTTGCAGACCGGGAGCCATGCCGCCGCCCGGTCCTGCTGGCTCGGCCCCTGCTGTAACAGACGTGAATTGATGCCAGGCGTCGATAGCCCTTCTCACCATACCCAAGAAGTCCTGAATCGCGTCGATCACGCTACCGATCGCGCCGGCCATAGCATCGAAGGTGACGATGATTCCTAGCAGGAAGCCCTTGAGGGCCTTCACCGCCGCGCTACCCAGGAAGCTCCCTATGGCTTTCGCCAAGTCCAGAATCAGCACTCTCACCGGTTCTAGCTTGTCCCACCATTCTTCCAGAACAGGAATCAGCGTGGTCTTGATCCATTCTGCCACAGGTTCCATCGCCGCCTGAATCGTAGCCCACGCCTCTTGTAGCCGGGGCTGTATTTCGGTCCAGAACTCCCTCAGCGCCCTCTTCATTTCTTCGATATGTGGCCTGAACCCTTCCCAGGCAGCCCGCACGACTTCGGCGATGAAACCCCACGCCTCTGCGAACACGGCGGCAAGGGGCTGGACCACGTTGGTCATTAGCCAGGTGAGCGCAGCACCGATGGCATCGAAGACCGGCTGTAGAAACTCCCAGACGGCCCCTACCTTGTCCTGTATGCCGCCCCAGTTGTTCGTCCATGCCATATAGAGGGCAGCCACCGCCGCGCCTATCCCCATGATTGCCAGGGCCAGCCAACCAATCGGACCCGTCGCCAGGGCCGCTATAGCGCCGCCAAGGGCTGCAATCTTCGGAATCAAGATAATCAGTCCAGCGCCGCCAGCCAGAAGGCCAGTGAAGACCGTTATCAAGCCACCCACGGCAGCGATCACTTGCTTGACCGGCTCGGGAAGGTCTATCAGGGCTTTAATCAAGAACGTGGCTCCCTCCACGATCTTAGTTAGAACTGGAAGGAAGAACTTGCCGAGCTCGTTGCTCAGTTCTTCGGTGTAGCGGCGGAAGGACCGCATCTGCTTCCCCGCTGTACCCATCGCCGCTTCATACGTGCCCTCGAATCGAGTGGCCTGCTCCAGAGTGGCGTTCAGGAAGCCCTGGCGCTTTTCGGCTTCGGTCAAGTCTTCGACGTTCTTGTCCAGTGCGGCGGCCGTCTTTTCGTACACGTCATTGAGATTGAGGTACAGGCCATATTGCCGAAGTACGCGGGGCTGCATAGAGGCAATGGCGTAGGTGAGATTTTCAGCCGCCACGGAACTGTCCTCCATTCCAATGACGGCGAGGTCTTGGGCAGCGCGGGCAATCTTGGAGGCATCGGCCAGGTCCAGTTGCGCACCCATGAAGCGGGACATGATTGTACGTGCGCCCTGCGTCGTGATTCCTAAATCGAGGATGCTCTGTTCAACAGATGCCAGCTCTTCCGCCCCATAGCCTGAAACGCGCCCCAGGTTTTCAACGACGACGCCAAGCTCTTCTGTCCTGGCGGCCGTCATGGTCATCTTGCCGATGATTAGCGCACCCGCAGCGGCTATCGCGGTGAGCGGTACAACGGCGGCTTGGGCGTTATTCTGAAGCTCGTCTAGTGAGCCCCCAATGTTCTTGAGGGCCGCGCTGGCTTCATCTTTCGCGCGGACTATGATGTTGATTTCAGGCACGCCTTCTATCTCTCCATTTCGAGAACTCTACTTGTCGAAGTACCCAGATGACCGGGGCTTTACCAACCTCCCAGGGCGGCATGTGCCACAATTCCCCAAGGGTGAGGTATGTAACCCACCCCGGAAGCTTTACGCGCTCGTGTCCGTCGGACCAGGCGATGAGGGCGTGCCGTTCGCTTTTGGGACCGCCAATTCCTCTAGTTCTCTCTTGGCAGTTTCCAGGCACTCATTGAGCTGTCTCAGTGTAACCGCGCCAAGCTCTTCAGCGGTCTTATTGACGACAAGCCGGCCCAGGACTGCCTTGAGCTTCGAGATGTCGCTGCCCGGACCAAAGCCCTGCTGCAAGATTTCGAGATCATCCAGCGTCAATTCCAACGGGTCGATTTCCCAAGTCTCCTCCATGTCCCCCTCCTAGATAGGCAGTGCTGCGTCTATGTTTACAACCGTGATGCACCACTCGGGCACGCCACAGGCTACGTCATAGACCGTGCGGCCTGAGAACTTCGTGGTGTCGTTCCCATCCCGTTCGTCTAGCGTCTCTACGTTCTCCAGCTCCAGCACCATGTCGATCTCTGCGCTGTAGGGAATCACGCCAGTAATGATCGACCCCTCTGCCCTGAGCCTGATGTACGTCGGTATACCGGCGACCCAGGCATCCCAAATCAGGTGCTTGGTAAGATCGTGGTCAAACTCCAGCGTGCCCTCGAAGGTCACAGACCTTGACGCTAACCCCATAGTCGTATAGGTGAGTTCGCCGTCTTGGAAGAACTTGGGATGGAATGCGGGGATCGTGGCCTTCCAGTCGATCATGTACCCCGTGCGCTTCGTCGGCGTGGCTGCGAACTCACAGCTCTGGTCCAGGTAGAAGGAAGTCTTCTGGCCCAGGATGGTTTCGAGTGGGGTCGGATACGCGATGGTCTCGAAGAACATATCATAGTAGGGGTGATACAAAACGGGGTAATCACCATACAGACCGTACCCGTGGTATAGGTACGTGTTCTTCATGTCCCGGCCGATAATGTCCGCATCCATCTGCCACGGCCCTTGTGCCGCCCCGCTGATGACTAGCTGCCGGGCAAACGCGCATGTGGTCTGCCAGGTAGCTTCGTTATCGCCATAGCGGATCGTCGCCAGGTCGGGCATATCGCCCGACGTGAGCGCGGGGCAGAATGACCAGGTTTTGTCGGTGCCGCCCGCGCCGCTCACCCCGGACTTGACGCCCATCGCCAAGAACCACGGCAACTGCTGGAAGGTCAGCCCTTCCTCTCCCGTGGTGATTGGCACCTCACAGAGCAGCCAGGGGTCGTAATGGCGACCGAGGATGTGGCTGGACATCAGGCCGGTGGGGTTGGCGGGGAAGACGCGATTGACGTTCTTCTTCATCCCGCAGGTCCCTACTAACCGGGCCGAGGGGTCAACCGCGATGCTGCAATCCGGTAGGCCGTCCGTGAGACCGCCCACCTTTTGAAATGCGATCTGAGTCTGTCTGAGGTCTTTGATTCCTTTCGTGTCCGGCATGTCCACTCACCTCCATGAATGGTATGGATCTCCATTCCCGTCCCGGTGGGAACCCAAATCCCCCTCGGGACCGCAAGTGAGTGGACGCCGGGTCCGGCTCGGCTTGCTCTTGAATCTTGACTGGTTTGTTAGTCTATCCTGTTCCTAGCCTCACAAGGGCAGCGTATCTAGTCACAGTTTTAACCATGCGGCTAATTGTGCCACGGTTATAATCAATATTGTAGGCATTATTGGCGCCTGATACGTCTGTAGTGCTCGACCACGAATCAACCGCCGTGGGCCAACCAGGAAACGCAACCGCGTCAGGGGCCGCCGTGGGCGCTTCGGCGTCCATAATAGATTCCATCTCCGTTCGGTTAGGGGGTCTCCAATCCGTATATGTGCCCACAGCCCCCAGCCGTGCCCCCGCCGCGTAGTTGAAACTGCTTCTGCAATTGAGATAAACCCAGTCCCCCACCGCGCCCTCTGCAATGAGAACTTGCTTGCCAGGGTCCACTACGATGTCTAGGTCTGGGCCATTAGGCGTAGCTGAAACAACGTACATATTGGGAAGATTATTGACCCCATTGGCGAACCCCGCACATTCTATCAGGTCTCCCACATGGAATTGAGTCAGGGCAGCCCCGCCAGTCAACCGCAGGATGTTCCCTGGCATGATGACTGAAATGCTATTAGCCACACCATAGATGGTGAACCGCGTTGCCGCGTCATACCAGTTCAGCCGGCCGTTACTCACTGGCCCCACGGCCTCACCATCGCTCGTGTAGCGGCTCCACATCAGGCGCGTCTTGGTATCCTCCACTACGTTATTGGAATGAGCCGCAACTTTGTAAAGCGAAATCATCGCCCCCGCACCCTCGTTGACCAGGGCCTCAATCGTGGTGAACTGCGCCGCCACACCCCCCACCGCTACCGTCACCTCCCCGTCATTGCTGGCGGACCCCTTGATAACCACGCGGTCGCCTGCAAGGAAAGTCGCCAGCCCGTTCGCTGCGTCTGCTACTATGCTTCCAGCAAGGGTGAATGAGAGAGTCGCCGCCGCATAGTGGGCGACTTCGATGTCGCTGGTGCCCGCTAGGGCGCTGACGGTATAGGCTTTGGCTACCCCCGCCTCTACGTCGCCGTCATCACCTATGGAGTAACAAGTCGTCTGCCCTGTCTTTAGCGGAAATGCGTCTCTGTAATCGAACGGCACTCCCAGGCCCACGGTGATGTCATCGAGAATCTCCTTGGCCTCCATGTAGAAGACAATGCCGATGGTCTCTACCACGTCAGTCCCGTACCTCAGCCGTACAGGGCCTTCACAGGCCGGCTCCCTGAATCCGCACACATCGCAGGTGCCGCCTATTGAAAGGTTCGCGGCATAGAGGTTTTGATACGCCCTGATGACTGAAAGCGCACTTGCATAACTGTCCTGGAGTATGCCCCGCGCCAAGTGAACCTCGATCTTGAAATGGAAGATGTTGTACCGCCCCATCAGGTCGGATGCTTCCATTCGTGGCGTCGGTTCGGCAAACCGTATCGCCACGGGCAAGTCCGTCAGCACTTCAGGCGGCTCGTCGTAGGCGTGATTGATTCCCAACGCTACCAGGTTCAGGGTTTCCAGTGCGGCACTGGCTGACAAGATGTTAGGCAAGCTCATAGTTTCAGGCTCCTCAGCACCTTCTCGATTCCTTGCTCAAACAGCCTCACGACTTGACTCGCCTTGTTGCGGAGCGTGTTGCTCATAGTCTTCGGCGGCTTGGTCTTCCAGCCCCTTGCGCCGATAGCCCTGGCAATCACGAACCCCATGCCCTCCATGCCGTGCCTAGCTGCCCACTCTTCGATGATGTCAGGAGGCGGCATTCTGTCGCTGGCCTTGCGGCCCCACTCGAGCACGTTCGGGGCCTGTGGCAGATTGCTACCTACCTTGCCGATGATCTCCGAGCCCATGCCGCCCACTATCTCAGAGCCGACGCTTGCCGCCGTGATGCCCAAGTCATGTAGCGCATCTTCCTTCACGCTTGAGGCCAAGACAGCAAGACCCTGCCCCATTGCGGTTCGTGTGTGCTTTGCCGACTCCGCCGGGAACTGCTCAAGCGCCTTCTGCAACTCCTCTAGCCCCTCCACTTCCAGAACAAACTCGTTAGCCATAACCTACCCTCACGGGCGTCACCCGCAGCATCTCCTTGACGTCGGGGTCCAGGGCCTTCGTGTATCTCAGTTGGCCCACTTCTGCCACGGCGCCGGTATCCTGAAACGCTTGCATCCCTCTTTTGAACCAGCGGCTTACGGTGATGATTGCTGCCAGTTTGATGACATCCGGGGGAGTCGTCGCGGCGCCCCACTTGCCCGTTACCTTCAGGAGTTGTTGCCCCTCCGTGAAGACCTTGCTGGCCCCATCCTTGATCTTGATGCGGGTAAAATAGGCTTCGTTATAGGGCCAGAGCAGATAGTCCGTGCCTGAGACCCAGGCCACGTACACACCCGTTGCCGTTTCATCGACTGCTACGACCGCCGCAGCCTGCAAGCAGCGGTCAACCTCCGTCTCATAACCGCTCACAGTGTCGAAGAGACGCGCCACCGCTGCGGGATCCCCCGCTGCGTAGTGGCAATCGCCCCAGCCCTGCTCTCTGTCAATCAATCGAGACGCCTCGGGAATCAGGTCTGCGACCAAGGCGTCATATCTAACGCCGGCAGTCCATTGCTCGCCGAGGATGTCTTTGATGTCGTCAGCTTCGCAATAGTCGCACTCTGCCCTTGCCATTACTTCTTCCCCTTCTTCTTAGGGCACCCGGGGCAGTCGTCGTCTTCGTCCTTCTGCGTCCACCCCGGCTCCAGTATCTCCTCCGGCACTTCGGGTTCGTCGAAGGTGATCTTGGGGCCCTTCGTCGGCTTCTTTGCCTTGTAGGGTTTTGCTAGGCCCCTCTTGATTAGCCGCTTGCCCATCTCCTCCGTAACCCCGCGCACTTCGCCAGGGTTGGCGTACTCACCGGCCCCTAAGTGGAATCTGTTTAGTATTTCGACCTTCATGCTGCCTCCCATTACGATCTCTACTCCTGTCAGCCACTTGCCTTCTGGCTTCATCGGCTCCCAGGTCTCTACCACTTCGGTCGTATACAGCCCCTCGGCATTAGCGTCAGGCCAGAGGATGCGGTATATTGGGTCGGTAGCGATGTGCCCGCAGACCAACCCCAGGTCATGCTTTTGCGTGAATCCTAGCTTTTGGCAATCCAGGGACAGGTGCCAGTCACAGCAGCCAAACTCGCCCAGTGACCATCTAAACTCCACCGCCTCCATGACATGCCGCCGGATCAGGGTGCAGCCATTCCCGACGCCCTCTGTCTTGATCACCTTGCCCCATAGCTTCCTTGCCAGTTCTGGGCTGGAGCTAAGGGACACGCCCTCGGCATCCCTGACCTTGGTGTAAGCCGTCCAGAAGGGATACCCGTGCCGCCAGACGTAGAGGCCATAGGTCACATCTGCATCTGCGGCGATGAGCCGCTTGAGCGCATCCTTGGGAACTATGGTGTCGCTTTCGACAGTCATCAAGGCATCATAGTCTCCACATAGCATCTGCCGCCGGGCATCGTTGTACTTTCCGACCACGTTGTTGTACGCCATCGGGTCTTTGTCCCCACCGACCATCTGGTAGAAGTCGATCTGCTCATCGCAGTCCATCGCATACCAGGACAGCCAGGCCCTCTTGTAAAGCTCTCCCCTCATAACCGGCGTTGCCACGAGGACCTTCATTTCTTCCGAAACCCTTTCAGCCAGACCACGCGGCCTAGCTCCTCCCATTCGTCCGGTGTAATCCGCTCGTCTATCGCCGGCGTCATCTCGGGCCACGCCGGTTGTCCGTAGTCATGGCACGCCAGGATACTCCCCATCTCCATCAGCGGAAGCCAGGCATCGCATTCTGCGTTGAACCGCTCGGCATTGTGGGCGCTGTCGATGAAGAGCATACCCACTTCTTCGATCCCCTCCGGCACGGCTGCTGAGTCACCGGCGATCACGCGGGGATGGAAACCCAGCCTTGCCAGGTTCGCCCGCGTCAATTCGGCGTATTCCTCGGGCGTCTTGCCACACTCGGGGTCGTTCTCATAGCCCTTCGGCCAGGCAACAAAGGCCGGGTCGTGAGCATAGTTGTCAATGGTGATGACCTCCGCCTCTATCTCCTTCGCTCCCGCGCAGAGCGGGGCCGCCGTTCTACCCTGAAAGGTGCCCAATTCAACGATAGGCTTCCCCCACGGCGCTACCCTCGCCATTTGATTGAGGAAGATCAGCTCGGGCGCAACGCAGCGGCCGGGAATGGTCATGGCCTCGACGATTATGTTGCCGACTAGCGGCTTCTCACTTAGCCCTGATCTCCTCGCCAGTACAACGTGCTCGCCAGGCCAGGGCAATCCAAATCCGTGCCGGTGAA